CGGAACTCGCAAACATTCTCTCCACTGAGATTCTTGCTGAGATCAACCGCGAAGTTATCAGAACTATCTACAAGATTGCTGAGCAGGGTGCAACACTCAACACTGCTACCGCAGGTGCATTCGACCTCGACGTTGACTCCAACGGTCGTTGGTCTGTTGAGAAGTTCAAGGGTCTTCTGTTCCAGATCGAAAGAGATGCGAACCAGATTGCACAAAGAACTCGTAGAGGGAAGGGCAACACAATTCTGTGTTCCGCAGACGTTGCTTCCGCACTCACAATGGCTGGTCTCCTCGACTACACTCCTGCACTCAACGCTAACCTCAACGTTGATGACACTGGCAACACCTTCGCTGGTACACTTGCTGGTAAGTTCAAGGTCTACATTGACCCATTTGCTGCAAACAACGCTGCAGATCAATACTACGTTGTCGGTTACAAAGGTTCTTCTCCTTACGACGCAGGTCTGTTCTACTGCCCTTACGTTCCTCTCCAGATGGTTCGCGCCGTTGGTCAGGACACCTTCCAGCCAAAGATTGGCTTCAAGACTCGTTACGGTATCGTAGCGAACCCATTCGCAGAAGGAACCGATCAAGGTCTTGGTCGCCTTCGTGCAAACACCAACCGTTACTACAGAAGAGTCAAGGTTCAAAACCTCATGTGATCCATCGGATTCACGATTCTTTCAAAGGGACCCGCAAGGGTCCTTTTTTTTGTCTAAATACTTAAAAACGAGATAACCATGGCAACCACTGGTGAAGGTAGATTAACTGCCTGGGATAGACAACTTAGAAATAGAAACTTCTTATCCCCCGTTGGATTTAAGTTCAATCTTAGAAAGGCACCTACTGTTGACTTTTTCTCACAGTCTGCCAATATCCCTTCCATTAATCTCGGAGTTGCAGTTCAGTCAACTTATCTGAAAGATATTCCTGTACCTGGCGATAAGTTAGTGTACAACGATTTCTCAATCAAATTCTTGGTAGATGAAAATTTAAGGAACTATCTTGAGATTCACGATTGGATGAGAAGTCTTGGTTTTCCAGAAGATCTAGATGAAGCATCTCCACTGGGAGTTGAATCATTTTCTGATGGAGGTCTTGTTATTTTCAATAGTAATATGAATGCTATTGCGAGAGTCAGTTTCAAAGACATGTTCCCTACAGATCTAACTCAGATTGAATTTGACGCTCAAAATACTGATATAAATTATATTGTGGCGGAAGCTACATTTAAGTATACGATCTTTGACATTGTAAGTTTAATTGACGATGACACTTGATGAAATCCAATCGTTATGGGAAGAAGATGCAAAAATTGATAACGATGACCTGCATCTAGAATCCACAAAAATTCCAGTTCTCCACGCCAAATATTACAGGATCTACAACAACGTCCTAACTCTTAAGAAGGCACAGGAAAACAAATTCAAAATTTTAAGAAAAGAAAAATGGGAATATTACTCTGGTAAATCTGCACCAGAAGTATACGCAGAAAACCCATTTAACTACAAAGTATTAAAGGCAGATCTAGATAAGTATCTTGATGCTGATGAAGAACTTATCAGATGTGTAACAAAGGTTGAGTATCACACAATGATGCTCAATTATCTTGACAGTATATTAAAAACCATTCTTAATCGAACGTATCAGATTAAGAACTCTATTGAATGGCAGAGGTTTATTCGCGGTTATGACTGATCTTGTTATTACTAAGAAGAACGAAGTTTTTCTCACAGTTGAAGCTGAACCATACATCAACCAAGAACTTGCAGACTATTTTACGTTTGACGTTCCAGGTGCAAAGTTCATGCCTCAATATCGTAGTAAGTATTGGGACGGTAAGATCCGTCTTTACTCTACTGCTACGGGAGAGATCTATGTCGGTCTCTTAGACAAGATTGTTTCATGGGCAAAAAAATCAGATTACACAGTAAGTTTCCGAGACAGTAAGTTTTACGGAACTCCTTTTGAAAAGAATGATGGCATCTCGAAAGAAGGAGTCAAAGATTATATCACCAGTATCTCAAAACACAAACCCCGAGATTATCAAATTGATGGAGTTTATGATGCATTGAAATACAATCGTAGATTATTGATTTCGCCTACTGCATCAGGCAAATCTTTGATGATCTATTCGATTGTTAGATATTTCACAGAACAGAAAAAACAAATTCTTCTTGTAGTTCCCACAACTTCCCTAGTGGAACAGATGTACAAGGATTTCATTGATTATGGTTGGGATGCAGAAAACTATTGCCATATGATTTACTCTGGTAAAGAGAAGTTTGATCCAAGGACAGTAACGATTACAACTTGGCAATCCATCTACAAGTTAGATAAAAAATTCTTTGCAAACTATGATGTAGTCATTGGAGACGAAGCACATCAATTCAAATCCAAATCTCTGGTTGGGATCATGAGTAAACTCAGAGATACCAAATATAGATATGGATTTACTGGAACGCTTGACGGATCTCAAACTCACAAGTGGGTTCTAGAAGGTTTGTTTGGTCCAAGTTACAAGATCACACAGACATCAGAACTAATTCAAAGAGGGCATCTATCCAAACTGGATATCAAAATTCTTTTACTCAAACACAACCCGCGAGAATTTGAGACCTATGAAGATGAAATTCAATATCTAATCAGTCATTCCAAGAGAAACAATTTCATCAAAAACCTATCATTGCACCTTAAAGGCAATACTCTCATTTTATACAGCAGAGTAGAAACTCATGGACAGGTGCTTTATGAATTGATAAATAATGCTGTTGAAGATGGTCGAAGAGTATTTTTCGTCCATGGAGGAGTTGATGCTTCCGAACGAGAACAAGTTCGGGAGATCGTAGACACAGAATCGAATGCAATTATCATCGCATCATACGGAACTTTTTCCACAGGCGTAAACATTAGAAATTTACACAATGTTGTTTTCGCCTCTCCAAGTAAATCTAGGATTAGAAACTTGCAGTCCATAGGAAGAGTCCTGAGGAAAGGAAACAACAAGTCAAAGGCAGTATTATATGATGTCGCAGATGACATCACATTTAAGCATCGTAAGAACTACACGCTTAATCACCTCATAGAGAGGGTAAAAATCTACAATGAAGAAAACTTCAATTATGAATTCACACAAATAAAACTCAAAGAGTAACTATGCTTGAAGAAGAATTCTACGGAACAATTAAACTAGTATCGGGGGAAGAGATTTTCGCAGAGATTCTCCCCACGCAAGAAAATGGCCGTACTCTTCTTTTGCTTAGTGAACCTGTACAAGTGCAGACCGTCTCTTTAAATACTAATGGTATTGAAGGTGTAAAGATTGATCCATGGATTAAAAGTCAAGGCGATGCAATGATCGTCATTGATATGGAAAAAGTCATTACTGTATTAGAAGCAGATGACAACGGTGATATGGTTCGTGCGTACAGAAAGTTCCTAAGACAAAGACAGAAAGGTCAAGGTAAAACTAAAGTAACCAAAAAAATGGGATACCTAGATTCGGTATCCAACGCAAGGCTTCTCTTGGAGAAGATATATAATAATAAAGCTTCTACTGATTCTGAACTCTGACAGAGTTATTGTACACAGTATTCGGAACCTTGTCAAGCATAAGGTTTTATGATATACTTTATACAACGGAATCAGTTCCACGCAAAAGGAAATTATGACATGGCAATTAGATCAACAAGGAAGCGATCGGAACACTATGTAAATAACAAACAGTTTTTGGCCGCAGTTATTGAACTGCGTGATTATTTCAAAGACGGTGAAAAACTGGGTCACGAAAATCATCGTGTATCAATCAAGTATTTCAAAGAACATAGAGATCGCGTTACTGCTAAGAAGTTTAATAGATGTTATGAGTATCTTGGAAGTTGTTTCTCTAAAATCGGCAACCACCTTGCATACAAACCAAACTTCGTAAATTACATGTACCGTGAAGACATGGTGTCTGACGGCATTGAGAACTGTATTCAGTATATTAAAAACTTTGACCCTGAAAAGTCAAACAATCCTTTTGCTTATTTTACACAGATTATCCATTATGCATTTCTGAGACGTATTCAGAAAGAGAAAAAGCAGATGGAGATTAGAACAAAGATTATCGAGAGATCTGGATATGATGAAGTATTCAGTGTAGATGACGACTACGGAAACTCAGCAGATTACAATTCTATCAAAGACGCAGTACAATCTAAGTTATATCAATGAAAATCGCTATCATCGGAAAGGGAACAAGTGCATTAGTTTGTTCCATGATTTTCCTCAGACGAGGACACCAGACTGAACATTTTTACGATCCAGAAAGGCCATTCCTTAGAGTTGGTGAATCTACTACGCCTCATATCTCGTGTTTGATGCGAGATGTTCTTGGCATGTGTATCGGTACATTTGTTGACGATGGAATTGTATCCTATAAGAACGGTGTACACTTTGTTGGTTGGGGTAAAGGAGGAGAGTTTACTCACCCATTCAATAGTAACCATACTGCTTTCCATTTAGATAACCAGAGATGGAATGAGTATGTCATTGAACTCTTGGAGAAGAAGCGCGGCGTCGTTTTTCACCCAGAGAAATACAATGGATATAAGGAGGCTGGCGACGGTTCCCATATTATTATTAATGGGAAACAGTATGATTTCGTTGTGAATTGTAGTGGTTGGAATGAGGATGATAGTCAGTATGACGAACCCCTGATGCCTACAGTGAACGCAGCTTTGCTTCACCACATCCCTGAGATGAAGGAGTATCATCATACGGTACACCTTGCAACTCCTCATGGATGGCAGTTCCAACTTCCTTTCCCAGAACTTAATGGTGGGGAAAGTCACTGCGGATATCTTTATAATGATACCGAGACGACAGACGAGGAGGCTATTGCCGAACTCAAGAGAATGTATGGTGAAGATAAGGAGTTCAAACAAATCAAGTGGAAACCCCGTTACGCCAAACAAATGGTTGTAAGTAGGTGGGAGGCACTGAACGGTAATAGATTGTTCTTCCTTGAACCCCTGCAGGCACTGTCACTTGACTATTACAAACTTCTTTCTGAAGACATCTGTGATTTTGTAGAGAGAAGAGATTACACTGCCTTTGTTCGTGCAAACCATAGATTCCGTCAGGAAATGTTGGACTATCAATATGCACTCTCTTTACATTATCAGTTTGGTTCTACTTACGATACTCCCTTCTGGAATAGGGTAACTTCAATTGCAAAGAACAATTTGAAGAGACACGTTGTTGCTTGTGATGACGCTCAGTTCTTTGATGCAATGCAACTGGATACTCAAACATCAGATGATCTTACCACTCCCTATCAATGGAAAGAGCAGGTTAGACATGAAGATTTCACAGCAGGTAACCGACCCAATATTGGAAACACAGTAAGTAACGAGTGTGTTATTGGAGGATTTAATTACTTCGATATCAAGACTCTTTATTGTGGATTCAATCAAATCCGATTCTTGGATTTTGAAGAAAAATATGATGGACTTCCATGCAACTCTCAACAGAATTAAAACAGGGAACTAAAGAATCCCACAACGCAGCAGAAAACGGTAAGTTTATTGCTGGTTTCCTTCGCGGTGTTCTTGACGAAGAACAATATAAAAAATTACTTGGAAACTTTTATTACATCTACTCCGCAATGGAGTTGAGATTTGATAAATTGAAAGACGATCCAGTTTTAGGTGATCTTTATTTTCCCGAACTTCACAGGAAAAGGGCTTTAGAAAAAGATCTGAAGTATTATTATGGTCCCACTTGGAGAGAACATATCTGTCCTTCTCCTGCGACTCAACAATACGTTCACAGAATCGAAGAAGCACCTGTACTGTCACTCATTGGACATCATTATACTAGGTATCTTGGGGATCTATCTGGAGGACAAATCCTAAAGGGTATTGCCAAGAAGGCTCTGAATCCACCAGAGGGAGAAGGTTTAAACTTCTATGAATTTGATGACATCCCTGATGCCAAGGAGTTTAAAACATGTTATCGTAAGACTCTTGATAACTTGCAAATTTCCAAATATTCTGGTGGCATGAACCCACATGTCTCTGCAGTGAATCAGATTGTTGCGGAAGCTAACTATGCATTCAGACTTAACATGTACATGTTTGAAGAGTTTGAAGGATCTGTAACCCAGTCAATTTTCAAAGTTATTTGCGCCACAATTAAAGGTACTCCTCTTTTTTCTGGTAAATGAAGGTAGCTATTATTACGGACACGCACTTTGGTGGACGTAGAGGTAATAAAACATTTCATGATTATTTTCAAAGGTTTTATGAAGATGTATTCTTTCCAACTTTAGAAGAACAAGAGATTAAGGCAGTCATTCATATGGGTGATGCTTTTGATAACAGGAGAAGTGTAGACTTTTGGGCCCTGAATTGGGCCAAGAAAAACTTTTATAATCGACTCAACCAGATGGGAGTCAAAGTATGGCAACTGGTTGGTAATCATGATGCATATTATAAAAACTCTAATGAGATCAATGCTATTGAATCTCTCCTAGAGGATTATTCAAATATTATTCCCATCTCCGAACCTGGAGAATACAAAACAGGTAATCTAAAGTGGTTTGCTGTACCTTGGATTTGTGCAGATAACAAGGAACAAACTTTAGAGAAAATGGAAAAGACCAAATCCAAAGTTGTTTTTGGTCACCTTGAATTGAACGGATTCAAATTACACAGAGGAAACGTTCAAACTCATGGCATGGATAAAGATTGTTACGAGAAGTTTGACTATGTGTTCTCTGGACACTATCATACTAAGAGTAGTGACGGTCACATCTTTTATCTTGGCAATCCTTATCAACTATATTGGAATGATGTAGATGATCAGAGAGGTTTTCATATTCTCGATACGGAAACTTTTGAAATTGAGTATGTTTTAAATCCATACACAATCTTTGAAGTCATTCATTACGAGGATACAAATCCTGCTTTGTTTAATGCCACTAAGTATACGAACAAGATTGTAAAGGTAATCGTTCGTAAGAAAACTGATCCCGTTCAGTTTGAAAACTTCATCGATAAACTATTCAAGGCTGATGTCCATGAATTAAAGATCATCGAGAACCTATCTGTCAATGATGAGGAAGTTGATTTTGATGGGGAAAAGATTGAAGACACTATTACACTTCTCAATAAATATGTTGAAGACTCTGACTTTGAACTAGACAAAGAGAGAGTAAAGAAACTTCTGAGAGAAGTTTACACAGAAGCTTGCGAAATGATCTAATGTTCATTCTTGCCTTACAGGAACAGACTGGTGAAGGTGCATATGCCGTTGAAGATGAGAGTGGTGATAAAGCCCTCTACATCTTTGAGGAAGAAGACGATGCAGAACGTTTTGTTGGTCTCTTAGAAGCAGATGACTATGCATCCCTGAAAGTCATTGAAGTTGACGCAGAGGTTGCAATAAAAACGTGTGAGTTGTATAATTATAAGTACGTCATCATCACGTCAGAAGATTGTGTGATCCCGCCTAAAGTATGATTAAATTTGAGAAGATCCGATGGAAGAATTTCTTGTCTACGGGAAATATCTTCACAGAGATTGATCTGATACAGAATAAAACCAATCTGATTGTAGGTAATAATGGTACAGGGAAGTCCACAATTTTGGACGCCCTGACTTTTGCTTTGTATAATAAGGCGTTCCGTAAGATTTCTAGGAGTCAACTCGTCAATACAGTTAATGAAAGAGATGCTGTAGTCGAGATTGAGTTCTCCATTCTTAGTAAAGAATATAAAGTTATTAGAGGCATCAAACCAAACATCTTTGAAATCTACCGTGATGGTAACTCTCTCAACCAGTCTGCAGCAGCAGTAGACCAGCAGAAATGGTTTGAGCAGAACGTTCTGAAGATGAACTATAAGTCATTCACTCAGATTGTCATTCTGGGTAGCAGCACCTTCGTGCCATTCATGCAGTTGACTGCATCAAACCGTAGAGAAGTTATTGAAGACCTTCTTGACATTCGTATCTTC